GAAACACTGCCTGTCCATATAGTTAATTCACCTACATATTGGAAATTATTTTGTCCTACTAATGTTGAGGAGGATACTGCAAATATAACTGGCGATTGTGCCAATGACATAGTTGCCGGTGTTTGTATAAATGAATACGACATTTAATAAATCTTTATTATCTAACCATGCAAAAACGAAAAGTTATTGACGGTATTAGTTTTTTCTTAATTCTGCAACCACCTCTGCTACTACATCTTTTGCTAATACTTTTGTGTAGTTTGCAATCAACATATCTATACTTGTATCTTGTAAAGCTTTAATTGCATAATTAAACTTATTGGGATATCTTTTTTTAATTGTAGCAGTTGTATTTGACCTTAAAGCAGGTGCCGCAATACCTGTTCCATATGGGTTATTCCAATACATACCATAGTTTGCACCTGGTGGGGCATAGTCAACCTTTACTCTTGCTCGTCTAGATACTGCATCAAAAGTAATCATTCTATTATTTGTATTAAAACTTTTAATAGTATCTCTTAAATTGCCTGTTTTAACAGGAGCACCTGCACTTGTTAAGTCTCTTAGCGTTGTTGCAATTGCAACTAATTCAGGAGTAGATTTTGATATTCTTGCCATGGTATCCTATTTAATAAGACCCACTAGGATATAAATTATATAAACATCTAGGTCTATCGTTGTGTGTAGTAAGTGTGAAAGTAGAAACCCAACCTGCTAATCCATTATTAAACCTATCCATAAATGGTTCGTTTGTAATTTCTGAATTGATTTGGAAACTTTCTAAACTATATTGAGTATATGAAACTAAATCATTTACAATACCTAATGTATTTGCATGAATGTCAACCACATCATTTACACGATAAAATGGAATGTCTTGCTCATTTGTCCTAGGTTCACTTTCGTTATTCTTATTCTTTATCTTATCTGCAATTATCAACTGAATTGTATAATCTGTTGTTGAGGGTGTAAAGTTTGCAGCTAAAATACTTACATTACCCAAAGGATAAAATGGAAATGCATTTGTATCAATTTCAAAAATATCACCCTGACTTACCTCTTGAATTGAGGGGTGATTTTGCATTATAGTCTCAAAATAATTTAATATATTGTAATAAAGACTATAATTGACACCGGCATTGTTTTGTAAATAAGACATATTAAACTAAATTATAATTGAATACCACCAAAATATTGGTTTGTTTGGTCTGGATAGATTTGTGTTTGATTTCCAACAGTTGCTAAGTATTGTGGGATTTGATTTGAATAAGATATTAAATAATTCTGTAATCTTAAAGCATAATAATCACCATTCTCTTGTGCTTTTTGTAATAAATAATCTATTTCAGCTTTGCTTGGAGCAATACCTTGTTCAGATTGTTGCTTTACTGCACCATTTGATTTGAATTGCACACTACTAAAAGGGATATATTCAACACATGCATACCAAATCAATGTATTTTTAATATGGTCATCTAATAAGTCTTGATAAAAGACACTTAGATTTTGCACAGTATTTGCTTCTATTTGAGCTTGTAAGTAAAAGAATAAGACACTACCTAAAAGATTTTTTAAGTATTTGTCTTGAGCTGTTCTTGCAAACGGCAATAAAGCATCTGCATCAATTGCACCCTGTAATGGTGAGTTCTTTATAATATCGTTTCTTGATATGAATAATGGATATGCCATAGTTATTTTTTATATATTTCGTAATCTTGTTCAAAGAATGCACTACTTGCATTTATAATTGTTGTAGTTTCACCAGGACCATTTGGGCCTCTTACACCTCTATCACCTGGACTTGGTCTATTATCATCTTTTATTGTTTGGTCACCACTATCATCTGTTGTTGCTGGATTTTCTAATTCTTTGTTAGTAGTGTCAGCAGTTTCGTCAATCGTTTTACCTGTCTCATCTGCTTGTTGAGCAAGAATAGCTAATGGTGTCAATTGGTCAAAGTATAATTGAGTATCACTATATCCAGTAATTCTAAATGCATAATCTAAAGTATTTAAGATAATATTTTGGAAAGGTGCAATAGTCATTGTTTGCATAATACTAAATGCTGTCATCATTTCCTCTGATTGTGAGGAGAAACCATTACCTTCTGTTCTGATACCGAATAATAATGGACTTGTCACTCTATGTGCTACAAGTATTCTATCTTGTGCATATTTTGCAACATAGTCATACTTCTCATGTAGATTGTCAATTTGTATTACATCAATTGTAGGTTTAGTAGCAGGGTCATCGTTGAATGATAACATAAAACGACCTGCGTTTCTAGTACCTGTAAACTTATGTTGGACTAAATCCTCAATAGTTTGTCTTTCCTCTGGTGCCGGAATACCCGTATTAAAGTTAATCATAGCAGAGGGTAAGAAACCATTTTCAATATTGCTTAAATGTAAGTTTGATAATTCAGCTTCAACATATGCAAATTGTAATGACGATACCCAATCAGGTAAAGAATAATAATATAAGTTAGGAGTATAATTTTTAATATAAAGTATCTCCATTTTTTCATTACTAGTTTCAAATGCAGGTATTTTCTTTTTATTTTTCATTGCTCTTTGGTCTTGCCAATCTGTGCAATAATAATAGTTTTCTACTTTTGGGTTTTGATATATCTTTTCTGCTCTTAAATACTGCACAGGTATATGATACATTTTTATAATCTGTGTATGTGCATCGTTCCAATAAACTTGATATGCTGCATTACCAAATAATTTTAAGTCAAATGCAACTCTTTTAGTTTCCTCTTGTGGAATTATCTTTTGTAGAGTTTCATTAAATGCTTCGTCTTTTGAGTATAAACCTTTACCATATATTAAATCTGCTAAACCTTCTATACAAGCCGCAGTGGTTGTTGAGGTATTGTTAGCAGTTGATACTGCAATAAAAAAGTCATCGTGTCCAAATACGCCAAACGGCACATAAGGTAAACGAGTTTTGGTATCCTCTGTTATAATTGGCAGAGAGTTTGGGTTTGACGATACGATTGAAAAGTTTTGTAATTTGTCCATGTTTAATCCATTATAATATACTCATTTGTAGATACATTTGAAATATATTGGTCATTTTGTTGTTGATATGTTGATTTATATTGAGGAGCATTACTTTGAGACATATAAACTTGTATGCTACCATGCCATATTTCAGTTGTTCCATTTAATAATTTAGCTCTAAACTCTTGTGCAATATTTGTATTATTTATACTTGCAGTAAAAGATAAAAGACTTTCGTATCCGTTATAAGTTAATCCTGATAAAGATGCGGTTGAGTTTACTTGTGTTGTCATATCTTGTAATGACATTGTAAAGCTATTTGACGCAGTAGGTTCAGTTCTTATTGTATATGCATTGCTGCCAGAGGTTATGTATGTAAGCATTATCTATTGTTTATCTTGTATTACCTGTATATCTAACAACATATTTTACAAAAATGGTAGGTTATAGGCAAAATAAAAGCATACCCCTTATAAAAGAGTATGCTTTAATATATTTTAAGTGCTTACTGACTAAGCTGCTGACCCACTAACTACTGTTGGCGGATTACCCATTCCTGCGAAAGGGTTGGTTGGTGTGCTACCTGATAAGAATTGTGCTGGCAATGGTTCCATACCAGTCATAGTAATAGAATAACCATAAAGGTCTCCTAATCCTGCTCCTGTTTGTATTGTTCCTGCCGTTAAATCCACACCTTTAGTTAAACCTGCTACCAATGCATCACCATTAGTTGTCCATACAATTGCAACCGGACGGCCGTAAGCCAAAGTTTTCAATTGTGTAGTCATTTCAGCCGTCAATTTCTTTAAGTTAAGGGTTAATTCTTGTGAAAAGAATGTAGTTCCGTTTTCTCTAGAGGAATTGACAGTTTCAGTATATGCACTTGTTCCTTTAAGTTGATAAAAATATACCACACTTCCACTTGGGAAAGCTGTGACATATCCGGTAGATGCGTTATCTGTAAATGTTGGGTCAAACGAGCTAGACGGGTAGTTCATAAAATAAACTCCCTGTAAGCCACCTACGCTTTCTTTACAAACTTCTTGTCTACCTAAAGATAAATTACAAGCCATAATATTTTGATTTAATTTTGTTTGTTATTAAAAGGGTGAGTGTTTCTACCCACCCTTTAATTATTTTTTGTTTAGTATGCTCCGTAGTATACAATGTCTTGACCGATACCAAAGATAACACCACCTGTGTATCTCATTATGATACGATAGTTTTGGCTACCATCAATATTTGCCATATCCAATACTCTTACTTCGTTATAATCTGATAATAAACCAGTTCCAAAGTGTAAGTTAGATTTTTGTGCAACAACTACTTTAGAAGCACTCATACCTGGACATAATACGATTTCAATACCATTAAAGTTAAATGGCTTCTCACCCACGTTCATTTGGTTGTTCCAACCATTTGCACCAATTGCTCCACCAGCTAATGCTTGTTGGTATGCTTTTGCTACATTTGTTGGCACATACATCAATACATCCTCTTTACCATAAACTGTGTCAGGGACAGAGTTTACAATATCGTTCATTTTAGATAATACATTCGCTGCAGTGATACTACCAGAAATTGGTTGACCACCTACTACTGTCGCACTACCAGAGAATGCAGGAATAACACCAGTTGAAACTGTAATGCTACCTGAAACTACTGTTGTGTTTGCTGCTACTGAAGCTGATAACAAAGATTGGAAACCTGTGAATGACCCGTTAGTGTCTGTTCCTTGCCAAATTGCTTGCTCAGTTGCTTGAGCTACGATACCACCTACATAAGAGATTAAGTAATCGTTAAAAGATTTAGGGATAGTATCAAATGCACTATATCCTAATTGTAAAGCCTCCCAAGACTGTACAAAGTTTTCCTTACATAATTGTAAGTTAACTTGTAATTCTTTAGGAGTTAATACTGCTTCTGTTAATGCGACACTACCTGAGGTCACAAAATCACAAGATGCATCTTGTACGATGCCGTCAACAGCAATCCTTTGGATTACCTCTTTATATTTGACATTTGGGTGTATAGTCACGTACTTGTTATCCAAAGTTTTTGCGGATAATAAAGCAGCTGCGATATACTGGCCTGCAAACTCACCTGCGTAGGTTGGGTTTGGGTTCGTTCCCGTATTTGTAGGGAATG